GAATTTTTTTAGAACAAATATAAAGAATTTAGAAAATTCTATCAACAAAAACTTAAACAATTAATTACGAGGTACAAAAAAATGGCAGATATGATTAGCCCTGGAGTCTATACGAAAATTATAGATCTCAGTACTTATCTTACTTCTACATCTGGTACAATCGGATTCCTTCCAATCATAACTGAAAAGGGTCCTGACAACGTTCTTACGCGTGTCACATCCTATCAGGATTATGTTGAAAAGTTCGGTGAGCCTGATATTAGAACATTCGGTAAGTATTATGGTTGTGGTCCATATATTGCAGCACAACACCTTAGTGTCTCTTCAGACCTTTATGTCGTGAGAGCACTTCCAGATGATGCTGTCTATGCTCACACATTCATTTACTTCTCCACAGTCCCTGATTATCCACTCGTTTATAAGTTCGCACAAACTTATCAAAAGGTAATCTGTGATCAAGGTGAACAGAAGACAATTGATTTATACGAAGTTAATCCAAATATCGACAAACAAGATATTGTCAATGCAAACGCTGGTTGGGAATACGATGTAACATATGATATATGCCGTCGTACAAATGTTGCTAGTGCAGTTGTTTTCACAGACAAGATCGAGTTCGCTGACGGTGCTTGGACACTTCCACTTTATCAGGTAGAAACTGGCGTAGCACCATCAGATGAATCAGAAGGTGTAGATGATCTTCGTCTACCAGCTTTAAAGGATTCTGATTGCAAGTGTTATACAACAGGTGCTGCACTTGTTACAAAGCCAGAGCAGGAATCTGATGAAAGTGATGAAGACTATGCTGCTAGAATAGCAGGAGTTGCTGCTACAATTACACATGTCAGCAAGGAAGCATATAAGAAAGCTGGAACAGAGCAAGTTGATGTCACTGTTACGCCTGGAACAGAGGGTGCTACATTTAATGGTGATATAGATAAGACTGTTGTTGTACAGTTTGAGCCAACATCATCTGAAGGCGATGGAAATGTTGGTTATCGTAAGATCTATGGTGATCTTGCTGATTGGTATAATGGAAAGCATACTTCACTCTCTGCTATTAGTATTGTTCCAGGAATGGAATATGCTATTCAGTCTGATGTCAAGTGTGAAAGACAGTTTGTCAAGTATGTGGATACAGAAGATGGAATTTATCTCATTGATCCTGCAAAGAAAGCTGCTGCTCAGAAGGTTCGTTGCGGTTATGATGCAGATGGTCTTGTTGTTCTTGATTCTGACAGACTTGATGACATTAAGTATACTGATCGTGTAGAGTTCGCTGTTGTCACGGAATCTGAGTCGGAATCTGAATCTGGATCTGTTATTCCAGAAGATCTTAAACTTACAGTTCTCGGCTATACAACAGATCTTTCACCTTGGTATAAGATCAGCGCTGATCCTAGCAAGAGACAGGATGCTATCGCAAATTATGATGCATATGACAGATACGGTTGGTTAACAAACGTAGAGGAAGATGTTAAGTATTGCGGTAATTCTATCTATAGTGATGGAGAAAAGGAAACAACTGTAGCACTTCGCAAGCCAACAACATCAAGATTCAAGGTTGATGCTAAGAATCTTCTTTATGTTATGAACAGAAATGCCTCTGATTTCAAGACAAATGCAAGAATTGCAATTGCTAAGGGTTGTGCTTGGGACAAGAATGGACAACCAGCACTCACAGTAGATGATGTCTATGTCACATCCATTAAAGAGTATGCTAAGACAGATAAGGCTCCAAAGATGAAGAATACTCAGCTTCTGGAATCCCTCTTCTTTGCTAATGATACTCTTATTACTGGTGCTATTGAGAATGCTAATGGTGATCCAATTTATTCCACAAACGACAGACTTCCACATAACTGCATGCTCGGTTATGTAAGAGCTGTTGGACGTGGTAGCTATTACAATAGTTATAGTATCAAGATTACATCTGATGCAAATCCTGCTTCATTTGGAACATATAAGTTCCAGATATTTGAGCTCCAGGATGGTACTGATGTTCTTTGTGAGTCTTATAACATTTCCTTCGATCCTACAGCATTGGATTCCGATGGTGAGTCTATGTATTGGGTAGATGTTATCAACAAGTATTCTTCAAGAATTGTCGTTGAGGCAAATGAAAATTCTGTTGATCTCTTCACAACACAGATTCAGGCTTTCTATCAGAATGATCCAACCATTGCTGAGATTGCTGATAATGAGACTTATGAAGGTTCTACACTCGTTGATGGTGGAAAGACCGTTACAGCAAATGTTGCACTTGTTGGTTGTTTCCCAGGATCCATCCCTGAATTTATCACGGATGAGATGAATAAGAATTACGATAAGGTCATCAATGCTGATATGAATGTCTTCTTGGATGAGATGAAAGCATATCTAGAGAGGAAGGCTGAGGAATCAAAACTTCCATATGATCAGGTTGCTGCTGCAACATTTAATTATGGTGTTAAGGCAAAACTCCTTTGGGAAGCTTACTATGCTAAGGCATGGGCTCAGAAGGCAACATTCGATGCACACAAGCTCTATGAGCAGGCACTCGAACTTGATGTTTCTGACGTAACAAAAGCTACTCAGATAGAGAATGCTATAGATTCTATGAATATTGCTCAGCAAATGACAACAGATGCTGATGCTATCTTCACATGGGCTTCTTCACAGAATCTTATGAATATGAACGATAGTGACTCTGTTGCTGCTGGTGAGCAGTCATATTATCTTGAGAATGGTTCTCTCGGTTCACTTATCAATGAGAAGAAGACTGTCAATGCACAGATTGGTGATCAGATTCTCTGCTTTGCATATACTGGACTTCTTAAGAATCCTGTTATTGTAAAGAATGTTGATGAGTCCACAGGAACAATTAAGTACAAGCAGCAGTATACAGATAATGTTTACGATCTTGACTGGATTTACTTCACATTGGTTTATGATCCAGGTTATAAACCAGATGTAAAGCAGGCAGCTCTTGAACTCGTTGACACATATCGTAGAGACTGCGTACTTCTTTCTGACTGCGGAGACAACGCTGATGCTGAAGACTGCTTGAAGTATGTCGGTGCTGTCAAGGGTGCTAAGGATTGCAGAATCTGGAACACTTACCTTGCTGCTCGTTATGAGCCATACAGTAGAGTGTATGATAAGTACACCGCTAAAGATATTTGGGTTTCACCAATTTATCACATGGCTAAACTTGTTCCACAGATGGATAACCTCTATAATCTCTGGAATGCTGCTGCTGGCTTCACACGCGGTGTCTGCTCTGATATTAAGGAACTCCGTTACAGTCCTAACAAGGCTCAACGTGACCTTCTTTACATGGCACAGGTCAATCCAATCGTTCACTTCCCAGAAGGAATGACTGTTTGGGGCAACCTTACCACACAGAAGAAGACCTCTACTTTGAGTGACTTGAACTGTGTACGTTGCGTACTCTATATCAAGAGAGCACTTGAGCAGTATTGCAGAAACTACATCTTCGAGATGAACGATCAGGCTACATGGGATAGTATCTATAGTGGTATTTCACCATTCCTGGATACTGTCCAGGCAAATGGGGGAATTCGTTCTTATAGTCTTGAAGTTGGTGCTACAGACTATGAACTCAAGACAAAGACTTGCCACGTCAATGTCACACTTGAGCCAACAAAGGTGCTGGAGAAGATTGAACTTAATCTCTATATTAAGTAATCTGATTTAGAATCTTTTTTAAACTGACTAACCTATACTTTTTAAAAAGTATAGGTTAGTCATTTTTTTCGAACAAATTTTAAAATAGTTTGTAAAGGATTTTACAATGAGTGCTTTTAATAAAATGTTAGACAAAACAAGAGATAGAAACTGGGGTGGAACTTGGCAGTCTGTTGCTTGTGAGCCATATATCAGTGGCTATTCTTTTGTGAAATGGCAGCTTCCAGAGGCTCTAGAGAGATTTCATATCAAATATGATACTCTATATGATGATATTTATCAAAAGAATGGAGAAAACGATCAGACAGAATCGTTTATACAATCTCAGGTTTTAGATTGTGCATGCACTTCTGTTACACCTCCAGGTGGTACACTAAACAAAGTATCATTTGCAACTCTCGGCGGAGGAAAATGGGCTGTTCCTGGATCTATAGATTATGGCAATACAATAACATTAAAATATACAGAATTTTCTGGACTTCCTATTTTTAGAATCCATAGAACATGGTGTAGAATGATAAGAGATAATAAAATTGGTCTAACTGGATTGGCTGGAGACAATGGAAAAGACATGAGCACAACTAAAAAGAAATATAATAAATCAGACTATTCAGCAACACTTCTTTACTGGACAACTAAACCAGATGGTGTAACAGTAGAATATTATGCAGCATATTCTGGTGTATTTCCATTAAAGGATCCGATGGATCTTTTTAATGGTGATATTAACTCCGTAGACAAATTAGAAATTGATATAGACTATAATGTTGATATGATATGGCATGAAGACTGGGTCTATAATTTAGCTAAAGAAGAAGCTAAAAAACCAAAATATGGTGCTAAAGATCATACACTTTGGTCAAGAGATGGATTTAGATATAGTGGTCAAAGTCCAGTATCGTTTAAGGATACATCAAGTAAATTATAATAGAGAGGACTAAATATATGAGTGCTTTTAACGAAATGGTTGGAAAAACGAGAGACAGAAATTGGGGTGGAACTGCAAAATCTGTAGCATGTGAACCATATCTAAGTGGATATAGTTATGTAAAATGGAAATTACCAAAGCCACTTAAAGACTTTATAAGCAAATATAAAGTAACTAATCAAAACGATCAAGCAGACACAGCTAATAGTGATATAAATGCTTCTGAGATGTTAGAAGCAGCATGTACTTCTGTTACACCTCCCGGCGGAACAATCAATAGAGCTGAATATACAGGTTTAGGAGGTGTTAAATGGTCAGTTCCATCAAGTATGGATTATGGTGATTCTATCACCTTGAGATATATAGAATTTTCTGGACTTCCAATTCAGAGAATTCATAGAGCATGGTTTAATTTTATCAGAGATAATAAAATTGGTCTAACTGCACTTTCTGGAAGTTCACATTCTAATACTGTTTCACCCGGAACTGTGTATAACAAACGTAATTACTCAGCAACTCTTCTCTATTGGACAACGAAACCAGATGGTGTTACTGTTGAATTTGCTGCAGCATACTCTGGTCTATTCCCGACAAAAGATCCACATGATATTTTTACTGGTGATATTACAGCAATAGATAAAGTTGAAATAGATATGGATTATAATGTAGATATGATCTGGCAAGAAGATTGGGTCTGGAAGATGGCACAAGAAGAAGCTAAGAATTCCAAACAAGGTGCAAACAATCATACTCTTTGGTCTAGAGATGGCTTCAGATATCAAACTCAAAGACTCGGATATGCACAATTTAATGACATGCCATCAAGACTCTAATAACGAGTTATATATTAT